TGAGGCTTTTGGCGTCAGCTTATATGAGAATGCCCCAGAAATGTTACCGGAGTCGCAGGAAGAACTGGATTTGCATATGGCACTTACTTATAAGCAAGGCGTGGAAATTGCTGAGGAAGTTGCACTAAATACCATCCTTGATGGTAATCGTTACGAGCTAACGCGTAAACAGATCAACTACGACCTAACGGTATTAGGTATTGGGGCTGTTAAGAATACATTCTCTAAAGCAGAAGGCATCAAGGTAGAATATGTTGATCCGGCGGATCTTATTTATTCATACACCGAGTCACCATACTTTGAAGATATCTACTATGTGGGTGAGGTGAAGACTATACCTATCAATGAGCTTAAGAAGCAATACCCAGATATGGACACTGAAGAGTTGAAGAATGCCTCCAAGCATGGGCTGCAGGGTACTGGTTCAGCCTACTCTAATGGCACTGAAACGGATTCCAACACTGTGCAGGTATTGTATTACAACTTCAAGACCTACATGAACGAGGTTTATAAGGTTAAAGACAATGCCACTGGCGCAAGCAAAATCATTATTAAAGATGACCAGTTTGATCCGCCTATCGAGCTCCAAGAGCAGTTCTCTAAGATTTCACGGTCAGTAGAGGTTGTTTATGAAGGAGCAAAGATTCTAGGCTCTGATAATGTGCTTAGCTGGGGTATCGCTAAAAACATGATGCGACCTAAGAGCGATTACACGAAGGTCAAAATGAATTACAGCATTGTTGCGCCACGCATGTATAAAGGGCGTATTGAAAGCCTTGTTGGCCGTATTACTGGTTTTGCTGATATGATTCAGCTCACCCACTTGAAACTACAACAAGTCTTAGCACGCATGGTGCCGGACGGGGTATACCTCGACGCTGACGGGTTAGCTGAAGTTGATTTAGGCAACGGTACTAACTACAGCCCTCAGGAAGCATTAAATATGTTCTTCCAAACAGGTAGCGTTATTGGCAGGTCTATGACCGCCGACGGCGACATAAATCACGGCAAGGTTCCTATTCAGGAACTACAATCAGGTTCCGGTAGCAATAAAATAGGTACACTTATTAATACGTATAACTATTACCTGCAAATGATTCGTGATGTTACGGGTCTTAACGAAGCGCGGGATGGGTCTCAACCGGATGCAAAAGCTTTGGTCGGTGTACAGAAAATGGCAGCGGCAAATTCTAATACGGCTACACGTCATATTTTGAATTCAGGACTGTTCTTAACAGCCGAACTTGCGGAAGGTATTTCTTTACGTATATCTGATATCTTAGAATACTCGCCAACTAAGTCTGCATTCATTCAGAAGATTGGTGCACACAATGTAGGAATTTTAGCAGATCTGGAAGACCTGTACTTGCACGATTTTGGTATCTTTATTGAGCTAACACCCGACGAAGAGGAGAAGGCAATGCTGGAGAATAACATCCAAGTAGCTTTAGCTCAACAGGGTATTGACTTGGAGGACGCAATCGATGTACGCGAAATTCGCAATCTTAAGCTAGCTAACCAGCTCCTTAAATTACGCCGTAAGAAAAAAGACGAGCAGGCGCAGGCATTGCAGCAACAGAACATTCAAGCGCAGGCTCAGGCTAATGCACAAGCACAGCAAGTAGCAGCTCAAGCGGAAGTCCAGAAAGAACAGGCTATTACTCAAATGAAGCTACAGCTTGCAGAAGCGAACGCTGGATTTGATTCCCAAAAGCTAATGCAGGAGGGGCAGCTGAAAAAAGAGCTCATGGCGTATGAGTTTGAAATGAATATGAAATTACGTGGCATGGAGGTGGAAGCATCCAAAGGCCGCGATAGCGCCAAAGAAGATCGTAAAGACGATCGCACTAAGATCCAGGCATCACAGCAAAGTGAACTGATTGACCAGCGCACAAACAACAAACCACCAAAGTCCTTTGAGTCGTCAGGTAACGACACTATGGGAGGCGGTTTTGGCTTAGGTTCTTTTGATCCTAGGTAATATACACTTGTATAATCTTATAATATCTTATTATGTCTGAAAATAATGAAGACGACGCAACACCTGAAAATGTTGTACCAACACCGGAGACTTCTCGTGAAGAGGATGTCGCCATTTCTGCTCAGGAGAGCAGTGAAAAAGAACCCGTAGATAGCGACACTGTTCGTCTTGATATGCGGGATTTCGTTGAAAAGGAGCAGGAAGCTGAGCCTGAAGCGAATACAGATGAGCCTGCGACTGAACAACCGACTGAAGAAGTCGTGGAAGCAGTGGCAGAAGAAGCTCAAAAAGAAATTCCTTCACTTGAATTAGTGGAGGAGTCTGATGAAGAGCCTGAAGAGGAAGAGCCCGTAGCTGAAGAACCTACGATTGAGCAGCCACCAGCAATTGAATTGCCGGAGAATGTTCAGAGTCTAGTTGATTTCATCAACGAAACTGGCGGTACAGTAGAAGACTACGTACTCCTTAACAAGGACATTAGCGAACTCGACGACAAAGCTATGTTGCGCGAGTACTACCAGCAATCAAAACCTCACCTCGACTCTAGTGAGATCGATTTTCTTATCGAAGATAAATTCGATTACGAAGAGGATGTTGACAGCGATCGCGAAATCAGACGTAAGAAGTTGGCGTTTAAAGAGGAAGTCAATACAGCTCAGAAACATCTGAATGGAATGCGTGAAAAGTATTACCAAGATATAAAATCTGGCTCCCGGTTAACACCGGATCAGCAGAAGGCTGTGGAATTCTTTAATAGACACAACGCAGAAGCGGAGGAGACATCTAAAGCGGTGCAGAAGCAGACACAAACGTTTTTAGACAGGACCGATAAGGTCTTCAGCGACAAATTCAAAGGTTTTGAGTACGAAGTTGGGGATAAGAAATATCGTGTTAATGTCAAAGACTCGGAGACGGTTAAAACAGCTCAAAGCAATATCAACAATTTTGTCAAGAAGTTTCTTGGGGATGATGGAACGATAAAGGATGCTAAGGGCTATCATAAATCTCTCTTTACTGCAATGAACCCCGATGTCATCGCTAACCATTTTTATGAACAAGGCAAGGCTGATGCTATGAAAGATAGTATTCAGCGTTCCAAGAATGTCGATATGGATCCTAGAGGGACTCATGAAAAAGTTGACAATATTGGCGGCTTTAAAGTAAGGGCAGTTAGCGGGGATGATTCTTCAAAGCTTCGATTTAAACTAAGTAAATAATCCTCAAATAAACATATTATGAGTTTCAATACAGGCGGGGCCTATCCCGCTGGGCTGACACCAGCCCCAACAAAAACCCTTTTTGACAAGAACTACTTGTCAATTAGCGGTGGTGACTTTGATTTCACCAAACAATTCCTTCCCGAAGTATACGAGAAGGAAGTAGAGCGTTACGGCAACCGTTCAATCTCTTCATTCCTACGTATGGTAGGCGCTGAGATTCCTATGGCTTCTGATGAAGTCGTCTGGAGTGAGCAAGGCCGTTTGCACGTTGCCTACAACAATGTTAAAGTTGCTACAGCCAACACTGCTAGTGACAGCACCCTTAACATCACTGGGCACTCTATCCGCGCTAACCAGACTATTATTGTTTCTGTAGGCGTTACCACTGTTCGTGCGTTTGTCGTTTCTGTAGCCACCGATTCTATCGAGGCTAAGCCTTATGACTCTGTCGACTGGCCCGCTGCTTTTGTAGCCGTGACAACCAACCCTGATTTAAAGGTGTTCGTTTACGGTTCTGAGTTTGGTAAAGGTTCTGCTGGCATGCAAGGGTCTATCGACGCTGGTTTCCAGAAGTTCTCTAACAGCCCAATTATCATCAAAGACAAGTACAGCATCAGCGGTTCTGATACTGCACAAGTTGGATGGGTTGAAGTTACTTCAGAAATGGGTACTTCAGGTTACCTTTGGTATTTGAAGTCTGAGCACGAGACTCGCTTACGCTTCGAAGACTACTTGGAGATGGCAATGGTTGAAGGTGAAAAAGTGGACCTATCGGCTACTGGCCGTGATGGCGCTAACATCACTGACGCTAACTCTCAGACTGTTCGCGGTACTGAAGGTCTATTCGCAGCTATCGAGAGCCGTGGTCTAGTATTCAACGATCATGATTTCAACAACACTACCGGTTTGACTGGTTTGGCTGAATTCGATCTTATCTTGGCTGAGCTAGACAAGCAAGGCGCAATCGAAGAGAACATGCTTTTCTTGGATCGTGGCACTTCTTTGGCTATTGACAACATGTTGGCACGTGCTAACTCTTACGGTACTGGCGGTACTTCTTACGGCGTTTTCAACAACGACGAAGGTATGGCTTTGAACCTAGGGTTTAGCGGTTTCCGTCGCGGTTCTTATGATTTCTATAAGACCGATTGGAAATATCTCAATGATGCAGCTACTCGCGGTTTGACCGCTGACGTAGACGGTGTTGTTGTACCAGCAGGTGTAACCACTGTTTATGACCAGAATCTAGGTAAGAACATGCAGCGTCCATTCCTTCACGTGCGCTATCGCGCTTCTGAAGCTGATGACCGTCGTATGAAGACTTGGATCACTGGTTCTGTAGGTGGAAACTTCACCTCTGATATTGACGAAATGAACGTGCACATGCTTTCTGAGCGTTGCTTGTGCGTACAAGGAGCCAATAACTTCATCATGCTTAAGGACACTACTGCCTAAGCAATACTTGTAAGTAATTTACCCCTGACCTTATGGTTGGGGGTAAACCTTACTATTATTTATCTTATATAATTATAT